GCCGCTGCGGTGCTGCCGGTAGTGGACATACTGAACACACCTTCAAGGATTGCAAGAAGCATATCCTGCTTCACTTCCAGCTTATAATCTGCAATCTGCGCCGCCACATTGTCCATGAAGTCAACGCCCGCCGTGATATTCTTGCTGAAACTCTTTTCCGTCCACGCATCCATACGGGAAGCAACAACAAAACCCTGTTCATAAGTGGAAGTGTTGGTGCTTGCAATATCGGTGTTACCATCGTTGTTCTGCGAAGTGCCACCGCTGATTCTGCCGAAATAAGGAATACGGGCATAAAGAGAACCCGTCTGCGTAGCAAGGGCGTTGCGGGCGTTCTCATTGCTGCCAACAGCGCCGCATCTTGCAAGTTCGGTCTTTTTCGTGTTAGGAATTCGGTCTACATAGTGACCGAAAGCCTGTGCATTAAAACTTTTGGAATCAAACTTTGCCATTTTAATTCACCATTACCTTTCTTAATCAATTTTTGCATCCGGGTTTGCCGCCATGTAAGCCGCAAGTTCCGAATAGGTCATTTTGGAAGTATCAACTTCCGTTCCGGGCTTCACATTCCCGGTTGCACCCGGCTGATAGCCCTTGAAGGTCTGCTTGCTCTGCTGCTTTGCTTCAAACAGGTAAGAATCCGACTTCTGAACGGCGGTAAGCTGTTCATCCCACCCGGTCAGCTTGCCATCCTCACCAAGTTTGACTTTGGAAGTGTCAAGCAACGCCTTAACTGCCTTTGCGTTCTTTGCTCCGGCTGCGGTCAGGGCGGCATCAATGGCGTTATCCAGCTTCAACTGTGCCATTTCCGCATCGTGGGCTTTCTTCTGATCGGCGTTCTGCTGCTGCAAGGCTTCAATCTGCTTTTTCAGTTCGGCGTTGTCACCGCTGGACTTCTTCAAATCCTCAAGCTGCTTATCTCTATCAGCAACAGACTGTTTCAGGGTCTTGTTTTCCTCGTTGACCTCATTGAAACGGGCTTTGGTAACGAAATTCCCGTCAAGGGAATCCATGACCTTCTTTGCCTGTTCCTCTGTCAGCCCCATTGCAATCAAATCTTCTTTTTTCATAGTTTTGTACCATCCTTTCATTTCCGTTGTTTACCGTGGGTGACGAACCACGCAATGAACCTTGTTCTTTACCGTCTGCAATACGAAAAAGACGATTTGCGGGGGTTACTGGATTTCGTGAACTGCCGCTTCAATCATGGCATCCAGCTTATCGGTATCAATCGTGATACCCTGCTTGTTCAGCCAGTCCAAAACATAGGCTTTCTTTTCCTCGCCACGGTCAGAACCCTTGTAAAGCTGTTCTGCTGCCGCAACAGCGATTTTCACCCAACCCATGATTTCCTTCTGCTGCTGAATGGTGGTGTTCTTCTTCACGCACGGAACGATTACGGTTGTAATCACCGCACCGAAAAGGACAAGTGCCGCCTGTGCAACGGTTGTCAAATCAATCATATCTGTTACCCCCTTTCTGAAAAATCGACCTCATATAATCAGCATATACCGTTGTTTTCAAGGTCTTTGATATAGCTGTTATCTGAAAAATGGCATGAAAAAAGCACCTTTGAAAGTTTATTTTCAAAAGTGCTTATTTCTTCCGCTTTTCCTGTTCGTAATACTCGCAACTTGCGGTGTTGTTGTAAACCTCATTCGGTTTATCACCGGGTTCAATCGGTGTGTAAGGGAAAAAATCAGGGGTTGTTTTGTTTATTCGTCCTGCACTGATTTTTCCGTAAATGTGGCATACAGATTTATCATATCCATATTCTTCACCGCCTACAACCCTTTTATCCCTGAAAATGCAATCCTTACATTGGGAATAATGGTTCAAGGCGGCGTTGTTGGTAAGGACTTCATCCGCATAGCGTTCAGACAGTGTTTTCTTTTCCATGTAGCCACCTTCTTTCTGTTATCGTTGCGGGGTCTGTTCAATCACTTCAAGGTCAATGTAAATCATACCGGGTGTTTTTTCAACCTTTGTCACACGGAACTTTGTTCCCTGCTGCAATATGATTTCCGATTCTTGACCGAAAGAACCTTGCTTTGCAATACCATCCCAATTCTTACCCCCGCCATTTCCGAAAGCCGAAAACGGTTCAACATACATCATTTGTGTGCCGGAAGGGGCGTAAATATTCAGAATAATATCACCGCTGAACCCTTTGCCTTTGGCAACGCCACAAGAACAAAAGCCGTATTCCGTGACTTCCTTTTGAAGAAGCAAGGCTTCCAACTCTGCCTGTGTTGCGCTCTGCAAGCGATCCATAGGAACATTGAAGAATTTGTCCATGCCCTTAAATCTACAACCACGCTGCAACCAAAAATCTTCTTTGTATGTCGATTTGGAAATAATGTCGGTCATAGCGTTTATTTCTTTCCGCATCTGACCGGGCTTCCAACCCTGATAGGAAACGCCGATTTGGTCTAAATCCACATTTCCAACACCTAAGAACTTTTCGCTGCCGTATTCAATACCACGCAACGGTTCGTTGAACTTGTGGTAACTTTGGGTGTAGTCATAAATTGCATTTTTCTGAATCGGTGGGGAAGTGCGCCAAACCTCACCGCAAGTATCACGCAAAACATCGTCCGCTTCTTTGGTTGTTTTCGCCCAAATAGCGGCATCCTTGCGTTCCTGCGAAAAGGCATCGTCCACCGAATCAATTATACCACCTTGTTCAAGTTTTTTCAAATCGCCTTGAACTTTGGTGATTTGGCTTTGAATTTGTTTCAACTCTTTCTGAATATCAGCGTAGGCTTTGCCCTCTGTATCAAGTTCTTCCAACTGCTTGTATAAATCCTGATACTTCTGCATCAAATCGGGGTCAGTTTCAGTAATGAACTTCCCTTCATAATACTTCTTCTTACCCTCAATGTTCAGCCCCGCCCAATCAGCGGTTGTCACATCCTTGTTGTACCAAATGCCGGAATAGGTCTTGACCTCGAAATCATCAAGCTGTTGCTGAACAGCTGCTTTCTGTGCTTCAAGTTCCACTTGCTGTTTTGCAAGGGCTTTCTTCTGCTCTGCAATCAACTTTTCATTCAACTTCTGTTGCCACTCTGCTTTTTGGGCTTCAATGGCTTCCACCTGCGAATGAAGGTCTTTCAGCTTTGCAAGATCATCCCCATCCGTGAAATCTTCAAGGCTTCCAAAGTCCTTCAAAACTTCATCGAATGTCCAACCCCCGGAAACGCCCTTGAATTGGGCTTCCAAATCTTCAAGCTGAACATCTGCATCAGCAATTTTCGCTTGCAGCTTCTTCTTTGTCAGATATTCCTTCTTTGGTTTCGGCGGTTCAGGTTCTTCATGGTGGGTGTAGTGAAGGGTTGAACCATCGTCCAGCACATCAAACCCGGACTTGTCGCCGCCATCAACAAAGGTTTCCTTCCATTCCTGATAATTCATATCATCGGGAATATAGTAGGTTTTCCCGGTTTCTTCATCCCTTGCCGCCCGTTCCCCAATGTCAAACTGTTCATCGAAATATGGAACGGTTGTTGAACGGCAATAAACATGAAACGGCGGGGCGGTCACTCCCGGCTGATAGTCCTTCATGGGAAAATGCTTCCCGTCAAGGCTTCTGCAAATGTCGGAAGTGTGGGAATCCAGCGTTGCAACAATTTCATACTGTTCAACGCCCAAACTTTCAAAGCAATCCTTCTGTGCGGCTGAACTGAAATAGGCTTCTTCCGTCATTACAAGCCTTCCGGCGTTGTTTTTGGAAGTGTTCATTTTCTTTGCAAGGGAATCAATAGCCTTTTGCGGGTCAGCACCCAACATGATATTCCGGGAAAGTTCGTTGTGAACTTCCGAAATCAGCTTGTTCTTGTTTCCCCAAATTCTTTCAGAAAAATTGTACCCATCAGCCGCCCACGGTTTAGCAAGCACCTTTTCAATCTGTGCCTGATCCAGTCCGGCAATATCCCAACCAACATTGAACCCGTGTTGAAGTTCATACGCTGTGTGATAGTACCCGCTTTCAAAGGCATCCGACAAAGCCCCGTGCATAGTGCCGAACTGCTTTGCATACATGACTTCAAGGCTGTGCTGTGTCTGTACTTTCAGGGCTTCCAGCTTTGAAATGTGGTACTTTGCAGAAGCATTTTCAAGTTCTTTCATCCAACCACTATTTAAGGCATTGTCCTGTCCGTACTTGATATATTCCTGCACATCCCACTTAAATTCTTTCAGGTCTGCACCCTTCAAATATTGCCGTGCTTCCGCAAGGGAAATTCCGTTGTTGGTTGCAAAACGCTGATACCAGCGGGCAATCTGCCCTTCAAGTTGCTTTTGGGCTTCCTTATACTGCCGTTCAATATCAGCATAGGCTTTCACGCCCTTTTGGTTTTGCGCCTGTTCAAGCTGTTCAAACCGCAACTTCCAGTATTCAGCATTATTCATTCACCGTACCCCCTTCATCATCAGGCGGGGCATTGTCCTTCTGCTGCTGTGGTGCAAACGGGTTGAATTGCTGGGCTTCAAATTCTGCCTGCTGTTCTTCTTTCTGCTTCTTCAAGCGGTCAAGTTCAAGCTGCGGATCATCAACCCACGGGTGCATACCAACAATAGTTTCATCGGAAAGAATACCAACGGACTTCTGACAATTATCTATTGCTTCACTCTCGTTGATAAGAATGTCCCGGTTGAAGATAATGTTGACTTCCTCACCGTCAAAGTTGCCCTGCCCGGTATTGGCAAGATGGGCGTTCACAAACCAAAGGATTTCTTCAAAAGCTGCTTGCAGCTCTGTTTCCATGTCATTTGCATCCAAATCAATGTCTGAATACATGGATTGAATATTCATTTGGTTGGGGTTGCCGGAAAGCCTATCATCCTTTGCATCATAGCCCATGCCGTTCTCAATAATGGCTTTCTTGAAGATTTCAATGATAGCCTTATAGTTTTCAGCATTGACTTTGATTTCAAGGGTTTCAACGCCGCCTTTGGTTTCCCCGTCATAGCGAACCTTCACCGCACCGTATGTTGCAAGGTTCTTTCGGAATTCCCCTAAATTCGTTCCGTCATAGTTCTTCAATACAAGAATGGTGTTTCGTGCGTCCTCTTGCATATTGTTTTCAAAGTCGGACAGCATAACATTGATACCGTCTTGAAGGGTTTTCACCTTCTTCAAAAGCGGAATTTCGCATTCATTGTATTTCAGCGGGATCAGGGGAACTTTCGCCCAATTCAGGGGAAGGGCGTTCCCGCCCTCGTCCGTGGTTGTGGTGTATGGGGAAGTGTTATCATCAACGCCCTGCAAATCAGGAATCAGGGTTGAACCGTCCAAAATGAAGCGGTGAACACCGTTCAAATCGTAGATTTCAACCTTTTCAATCAGCACGGGCGTTGTACCCTGATACCCAACCACCAAATACAAGCGGACAGCCGCTTCAAGAATGGTGTGTTCCGTGTCCTTCCAAAAGGGAAGCACTTCATAGCCGGGGAACATTCGGAAGGAAAATTCGCCCGTTTCGGTGTAATAAGGGTACAACCAACAGATACCGTTGTTCAGCATTGCCTTTCCTGCTGCTTTCAGGGTTTTCATAAAACGCTTGTTGAACACCTTTTTCAAAAGTTCAACATACTGCTGATTTTCGCCCTCAATGGCAAAGGGTTGACCTAAAAGGTAGTTTGCTTTTTGGTTCACCAGCTTTGCATACTGATTATCAATCAGGCGGTTGTTGGGTAGGTTATCCACTTCTTCCAGCTTGCCGCCCTCACCGATCATCATTCGCTTTCGGTGCAAAATATCGTGTTCATTGTCATAGTACAAATGCCCTTTGATTTGCATGATACGCTGCGGGCTGTTCTTCCACTTCTGAATTTCCCGTTCAAAGAACTGCTTATCGCTCATATCTGCACCCTGCAAAATCAGGTTCGATACTTTGACCGCCAATGTGTCAATCAGGCTCACCCTTTTCACCTTCTTTCTATCGCATAATAAAGACAAAAGCCCCGAAATACTATGATTTCAAGGCTTTTTGTTACTAATGTGTTATTTTTAGTCGAAACTGAACGCTTCACCGCAACCAACCTTTTCAGCTATGCCCGTTGTTGCATCGGGGGCATCGTCATGTGCGTTCTTTCCCTCTTTTTGGTATCGGCTCATAGCTGTGTAGTAGTCAGGGAAGCGGTCAGCCCAATTTTGCGGAAAATATATGTGTTCCATAACCCATGTACTGTTGGACAGTATGCGGGATTGTTTGTTTTTTGACTGGAAGAACGGGTGTATAACCGTTCTGTTGCTGTGATACTTGCTTTGAAGAATAGAACCAACATTCCGGGCAAAACCACGCCCGCCGTTATTCGATTCTATATCAGCAACATTCACCTTATCGTCATACAGCATTTTTGCAACGGCGGGTTCGGTGATTTCCATACCGTCCTTTGTGTAAATGACATTGATAACATAGGCTTCCTTGTTGTACTCAACATAATTGATACTACAAAGAAAATCGTCACCTGTATCTGCTGTATCAGTGTAGTTCTTAACAGCAGAACAAAGCAAATGCCCGGAACTGTCTTTCGGAAGTTCAGTGTAAGTTTTGAACCTTCCGTACAGTCTGCCCTTAATGTCAATCGGGTTCTGTTGGTAGTTCGCTTCTGCAATCTCAACGCCCATAGCTTTTCTTTTGGTTTCGTAAGACTTCCGGGAAAGAATTTCCGGGCAAAGCATTGAACCATCATCCTGAACCGCTTTGTATTGAACAACCTTGACCTTATCGCCGTATTCGTCAATGATCCGTCCGGCTAAGTCTAAGCTGTGCCACCGGGTCATAACGATTATGATTTTGCCGCCTTCTTCCAATCTTGAAAGCATTGTATCAGTAAACCATGACCAATGTTTTTCAAGGGTATCAGCGTTGTTCGCTTCAAGGGAAGATTTGATTAAATCATCAATAATCATCAGGGTTGCGCCAAAACCTGTTGCTGTACCTGTTGGAGAAGTAGCCAAATAGTTATTATAGCCATTTTCCAACGACCACATATTCATAGCACCATCGCCCCATTTGATTTTTACACCGGGGAAAATGTCTGAATATATGATTTTATCCTTATCAGCCTTTACTTCCTGAATGGTGTTTCGCACACCCTTTGAAAAGTTGGTTGAAAGAATTTCGTTATATGAACCCGTCATAATCTTTTGGGTTTGATCGTTACCAAGCACCCATTCAACAAAGTTTCCTATGGTTCGTGATTTGCCATGACGGGGCGGCATATTCACAACCAAGATTTCATGTTCATCACTTTGAAGGAAGGTTTGAAGGTCTGTGCAAAACTCAACAAGGAAGGTTCTGTCTTTCTTGTAAAAGTCAGGTGCTTTTGTGTTGCAATATACAAAAAAATCCCGTTTAGAAAGTTCAATGCGGGCGAATTTTTGAAGATCATTCATTGTCAATAATCTTTCTTAATTCTTCCGTTGTCAAACCTTCAAACGGGTTGTTTGTATTCAAAGTACCTTCAACAGCAACATCCCTTTTATCACGCCAATCTTCCGGCTTCCTGTTCTTCAACCAAAAGATTTGTGCTGTGGTATCAGGAACAACTTCCTTTGTGACCTCTTTTGTAACTTCCATGTGTGAACCGATTGGAACGCCCGTTGTTTTGTCATAATCAATGACCTGTTCACGGGTTGTTTCAACATAGGAATAACCCAATGCCCTTTTCAACAAAGCATTTTCAACCTGAATGTCAACAACTGCCTTCCCCCTTTTTAGGGTGTCTTGAATGTCTTGATACTTTGATTTCCAAGTCTGCAATGTGGAATATCCAATTCCCATATTGGAAGCAATCTGTTCATCCGTCAAGCCGTTCCTTGCCCACGCTTCCAGTTGAAGCAAACCTTCTTCTGTCAACCAGTGTTCATATTTTCCTTTTGCCATATTGAAAGTTCACTTCCTTTCTGTGTGATTTTGGCAATAAAAAAGATTTTCCCGGTGGGTAGGAGTTCACCGACCTGTCTTTCATTCGGCTATGAGTACCCCACCGGGAAAACGAAAAAATCAGCAAGGAACTATGTTCCCGCTGATTTTTCACTTTATCATTATATCAGGGTTCGTCATTGGAATTCAATAGGTTTTCATGGGTAAGCTGGAATTCCTTCAACGCTGTACCGTGCAATTCGACAATGTATTGATATGTAAAGTTCATTTCAACGGCAACGATTTCAAGCCGTTTGAATTCAACATAATGCTTATACAGAATATCAATGTGTTTCGGGTTCTGCAAAGCCTGAATCTGATTGATGATTTCATGCTTTTCATCAACAAAGCGGTCAATCTCTGCATTGATTTCCTGTTCAAGCTCAATCATACGCAAAACAGGCTTCACGAACGGCGCATCCCCGGAAGGGCTGGATTGCACACGCTCTTTTGAATAATCAATGCCGCCGACACTCTGCGACATCAGGCGCAAATCACCTAATTCCTTGATTTTCTGATTTATCATTGTATCTAATCGCTGCAACTGCTGCAAATATTCTTTCGCTTTCATGGAAGCACCGCCTTTCTAACTTGAATGTGAAAGTGGAATGAAGAAAAATTCTGTATTCATGCGGATTTTCAAATCAGCACCGGGGAATTCATTCAACTTCAACTTGTTGTTTCTTATTACTCTATTTTTAGAAAAACACTGTAAAAAATGATATTGATTTTTTCTAATTTATAAAGAACTCAAAAACAAGTTGAAGAAGTTGAATGAATTGAATGAAAATCCCCGTATAGCAAGCGTTTCCCTTCATTCCAGTTCCCACAACCACAACTTGAATGTAACTGGAATGAAAACTTGAATGTTTTTCAGTTTTGAAAATTAACTTTCAAATTTATCACATAACCACTTGATCCAGTCTTTCCGGGGAATCTGTGCAATCCATTCATCAGGAATACCGCTTTCACCACCGCAACCGTAATAAATCCCGGCAAGCCCACCAGCAACCGCCGCTACTGTGTCGGTGTCGCTGCCTAAGTTCACCGCCAGCAAAACACATTCCCGATAGCTGCATGAATTCAGAAAACACCAAACAGCAGCTTTCAGCGTGTCCACCACATAGCCGGAACTTTTGATTTCGTCACGGTCAAACTTATCAATTTCAGCAAGGAAACGGAATTCCTGCCACATTTCAGTTTCACCATAAAGCCCACCCACAACCTGAATTGCATTGGAAAGGGCTGAACGCTTATCAACATTGTTCATCAGGTTTTCAACCATGAACGCATAAATGAAGCAAGCGATATGTGAAATTGGGTGGTTGTGGGTAAGCCCTGCAATGCTTTTCACTGTCACCATCTTGTCATGTGGATCAGCTTCCGCAAGCATAGCCACGGGAAGAATACGCATCAACGCACCGTTGCCGTTATCCATGCGGGTTTTACCGCCGCATTTCACCGGGTCAGTTCCGTTCGCATATCGCACGATTGCCCGCCGTGTTGCACCGCCCACATCAAACACCTTGCCCCACGGTGTAAATTTGTCATTCTGCAACCACTGATAGAAGTTGTTCATAATGTCAGCGGCATCAAATGAGCCAATGCGCCCCATACTTTCAAGGGTTGCAAGGGTCATTGAACTATCGTCCGACCATGTACCGGGCTTCTGATTGTAAGTTCCAAAGCCCATCATATCAGTTACTTCATAGGAATCCCGTTCCTTGAATTCCACGGGAACGCCCAACGCATCCCCGACAACAAGCCCCATAATTCCGTTATAGATTTTATTCATACCTGTTTACCGTCCTTTCTTGAAAAGTTCAATCAGCCAATGAAACGCCATTCGGAAATGATATTTGATTTTCCGCTTTGCAATCTGCTTATGGGCTTCACGCTGTTTCTTCTGCTGCACCCATGCCCTTATGTATTCAAGCTGTTCCTTATCATCGTTGTTCATGCTCATACCCCCAAAATCCGGGCGGCTACCATATCGGCGGTGTGAGTGTAAAGCACATTCGGGAAGTTGGTTACTGCCCGCCCGTAGCTGTTCCAATTCTCTTTATCATCAAAAGCCCCCATGTGCCACCTGATACAGTAAAGTTCTTCATCCGTAAGTTGAATGTGCTGCTGTAACATCATAACGGATTTATCACCATGCCCCGGAAGAAGGGTTGCATTGTTATATTCCCAACTGTCACCTTCCAGCAGCGGGGAAAGGGTAGGCTTTTTCGTGCAAGTGTAGTTGTCCACCTTGCAAAGATCGTGAAACATACCCACAATGTAGGGGCTGCGTTCAAGTTGCCATTTCAGTTTAAGCCGTTCCGTAAAGGAAAGAAGGGTTTTGGTTACTGCAAAGCTATGATCGAACAACGCCCCGGAATAAGCCCCGTGGTGGTGAATGGAAGCCGGGGCTGTGAAGAACCCGTTTTCAATCAGCCACCCCTTGAATTCTTCCGAAACATAAGGGTTCATCAGGTTTGAAAACTGTTCAATGCGTTCAGCCGTAGTAAAATTATTCATTTGCTCCACCCTCATAAATTGCAAGTGACATATCAACCCGGTAAGGCTTGCCACCAATAAACCATTCTCTAAGCGTACCATCTTCAATACTGATAATCAGCGTACAATTATTGAATACGGTGACAAATTCATCACCTTCTTCAAGTTTCGCATTTTCTCCGAATTCTTTCTTGAATTCTTCAAACGCTGCCAATACTGCATTCTGAATCTGTTCCATTATTTGAACTCCTTTCCCGTTTTTGTGTCCTTGATTTTTACTCGTTCAATCAGTTCAAAACCACATGAACGAATAATGAACTTCAAAACTTTTATCAATTCATTTGCCCGCCGTTCTGTTTCTGCTTCTTCCTTCACAATCTGCTTTGTTCCGTAAAATGCAGTAGGGTCAGCGTACCCTTCATTGTTGTAATAAGGATTATTTTTGTTCATCTTGCACCCCTTTCAGTTTATCCATTTGATGATTGGATCACCTTGAAAGCCCTTTTCCCATACAAACCACGCATAAGCAACAGCACTTGAAGGGTACTTTGAAAATTCCCCGTTCATTGCACATATCAGGCGGGAAGAACTTACATAAACCACTTTCGGCGGGTTATGTAAGAAGAACTGTTTTCTGCTTTTTCCTTCAAGGAATTGCAGTTTCAGGAACATTGCAACTTTTCTTCCCGGCTGCACACTGTTCAACGCCTGTTCAACAAATTCAAGGGCGTATTTGTACGGCGGGTTTGTGATAATATCCCCTTCAAAATCTTCAAGGGATTCTTTCAGGAAATCCAGCGGTTCAGGATCACCGAACCCTCGGTAAATCAAATCTGTGCTGACAACCTCAAACCCGTGCTGTTCAAGCACCTTTGACAAATGCCCTTCACCGCAAGCACATTCCCAAATGACAGGGGAAAACTGTTCTTCTGCAAGCAGAAGTTCCATTGCTTTCGGTTCGGTTGCATAATAATCATGCTGCTGCCGTTCCTTGTCGGTATGATTGGAAGCCCCCAAGGTGGTGTAAATACTGTTTTGATTGCCTATCCAGTCTTTACTTTCTGTTCTCTCTCTCTCTGTTCATTCAAAATGCACACCTTCCTTTACTCATTTTTAATGAAAATACGGTGTTTTTTACCGTTCAGCCATTTATTTTCAACACGCATATTCAAAATGCGGTTGACCTGCTTTGAAAATTCAATGTTGCTCATAGGCTGCAAGCTGTTTGCAAGACAATATTCCTGATAACGCTTATAAACAACATTGGTTGGTTCGTTCTCAATCTGGAATTCTTCATCTTCGCATTCCCGGAAGAACCCAATGATAGGATTGTTGTTTTCCTCGTATTCGTCCATTGCTTTCTGAACTTTAGTCGAACCCGTAAACTTGCGATTTAGAAGAACCCGCTTCAATCCGGCAATACCCAAATTTATAAGATATTCCATGACTTCATCAGTTTTCAACAAGTGCTTGATATACGGGTTGAAATCAGGATCATCAGCGGAAAACCTTGCATCAAATGGAATGATTGTCAAACGCCGCTGCACCGCACCCGTCTTATCTTTGATACGGGGAATGTTATTTGCGGAAAAAAGCAGCTTTGAATAGTTGTTGAATTCAAATGGGTTCTGCCCCTTGCGTTCGGCTGAAACTCTTTCGCCTGTAACCAGCTTTTTGAAAATTGCCGGGTTCGCTATGAATTCGTCACCAATATCATCACCGATATTTGCCAGTTTTCCGAACATTTCAGCGGTTTTGAACCTATCGCCCAATTCTTTCAGGTCAAGGGAACTAATATTTTCATCTCCCAAAAGGCATTGAACCATTGAAAGGAAGGTGCTTTTACCGTTGGATTTGTCACCAGTTAAAATGAAGGCTTTTCCAAGCTCATTCCTGCGATAGAAGCAGTACCCGATTGCTTCTTCAAGCAACGCCCTGATTTGCGGATCATTGCAAGCAATCTTGTTCAAGGTCTTGTCCGCAAGTTCTGAATAGGCTTCCGGGTTATATTTCCACCTGATTTTGTTTGTGATAATGTGTTCCGGGGTAAACTCCACAAAGGAATCATCCACGATATTGTAAAGCCCATTTTCAAACGCAATCAGGTTTGCATCTTCCGCTTTGGAATTCTCACGGATCAGAATATCAAGGTAAGCAAGGACTTCCGTTCTTTTCGCCCTGTTCAGCCCCGGAATGTGCTGTATCATTTCCGCTTCAATCTCTGCCAGCCCGGAAATATAGATACCGTTTTTGTAGATATGTAGCTGATTGTTAATTTTGATAATATGATTGTTGTTCTTCAAGAAGGTTGCAAACTTGTCAAAAAGGAAAGTAGAACCCATGAAGAAAACAGGCTTCTTGAACGCATCATCCCGAAGGACGGTTTCAATTTCATCATCGGAAAGCGGAACTTTCAGAACAAACTTGTTGATGATCCTGATTGTTTCCCGTGCTTCTTCCACGCTGAAATCATTGCTTTGCAGCGTAAGAATGTAATTGAAAAGCCCCTGATTTCTACCATCCCCGGTTTCCATGTTCAAAAACTCCATTTTGGATTTCACCGGGAACAACCAACGGGGAAGCTGCTGGGCTTCCTCATTTTCAGCGGTATCATAAAGAATTTCCCTGTTCTGATTGTCATATTTCAGAACTTCATAGGAATTTCTTGTACCGATTTTAATATCAGCGGTCAAACCTATTGCCAGTTTGCAGCCTGTCTTGTTGGTTGGTACTCCGCTGTTCTTGAACAGAAAATGCTTGCCCCTGCTTGTGCGGTACACTCGACAGGTCAACGCATATTCTTTTACAACCTTGAACAGTATTTCGGACGCTTCAAAATCATCCACATCAATCAGAATTGTTTCCGCTGCCAAAATTCCAGCGTATTCCGGCAATGACTGAACCTGTTCAAAGGTCTTGAAGTCTGTCCTTCCTTTGAATTTCTCTATGCACTTCTTGTTTTTGGTTTCAACATAACCTTTGAAGAACAATTCAACTCACCGCCTTTACATAGATTCTAAGTATTTTTCAAACCGTTCTTTGAACCGTTTATTGCTCTTTGCATCCGAAAGTGCCTGTTTATAAGCTGCTGTGTAGGCTCTGAAATCAGCCCGTGCTTCTTTCAATTCATCCTTTGAAAGTGGCAACCCGTTCGGGTGCTTTCGGCTGTCAATGATTGCTTTGGTACTTGCCGCCTTTTCCTTGCTGTCATAGTAAAGTTTGCTGTTTTCTTTCCACAAGACTGTTAAATCGGCAATTCTTTTTTGAAAGTGAACTTTCAAATTCTCTTTCAATTCCGCTTCATGCTGCCAATCAAGTTCAATGATTTTCAGCAGCTTATTGAAACGAACCTGTGAACACGGGAAGAAGTAATCTAAATGAATAAGCATTTCACCGTTCCCGTGGTTGTAAGTAATATGTAAATCGTCCATCACACCACCCCGAAATCTGATAATCTTTTATTTGCAAAATCAATGTACCATTGACGATCCAGCTTATCAGGAACGGGAACGCCCTTCACATCGTCATTGAAAATGAAGCAATGTTCCGGGGAATTTGTCAGTTTTGCGGTGGTTTTTCTTACCGCATGGACTTTCTTCACACCCGGATCAGCTGGATTGTTGGAAGCAAACACCCGGATACATTTTTCTTTGATAGGCTTATCGCCGTAAAGAATGTGTGTGTATTTGCTGCTGATACGGGAAACAAGCTGGAATTCCCGCAAGTCCTGACATTCCATGATAGTTCGGCGCACTGGAATTCCGTGAATCATATAATCAACCAACGCTTTGTTGATGATTGGCAAGTCATAGCTTAAATCATTCAGCTTCATAACATAGCCGCCCTTTGCCTTGACTGCCCCCGTTTTTCGGTCAATCAGAAGGTAATTGTTCACATCCTTCTGATAGATTGTTCCGATATAGGTATCAAAATCCATTTTCATTCCTGTTCGCTGTTCCCATTCATAAACAACATCGTCCAGCGCATCGAAATCATGTTCATAGTCTTTCAGCTTTACAATAATACCGTCCGTGTTGTTCTGTATAAGTTCACAATACGGTTCAATGTGTTCAACCAAATCCAGCAATAAAAGCTGTCCATTGATACAAATGCTGTTGTTGCTCATTGGGTCATACAAAGCGGAAGATTTCTGTTTCATCTGCCCGCTGATTGCATTATCCATAATTTTGAAGGGCTGTCTTGCTTTCTTATCGCCCTTCCGCTTGTAGGCAATGTTGGAATCGTGGATAAACTCAAAATTTTCAGGGTGGTTCATCACACGATACCCAAAGTGATATTTCTTCTGTAATGAAGGGTAATAGGCGGTAACATCAATGATAAGGAATACCCCATCAGCGGAATATTTTGCCGTGACCGCCGCCCCATGCAAAGGTATGTTCAACCCCTGCCACAATCTGTTTATCCTGTTTCTTGCTGTAATCGTGGTTTTCAGGATTTGCGTACCATTCCGCAATGTGCTTATATTTGTTCAGGTGCAAGCAATCAAGAATAGGGAACTGGAATTCATCGTCAAAATCTGCACCCTTACGATTGCCGCCCAAAATCTCCGCTGCAAGCTGCGCTTTGGTTTTGGAAATGTAGTCCATACTAAGCCCGAAATGCTTAATGAAATACATCATGGTATTGAATTCTTCCGTTCGTTTCAAGAAAACCTGAACCGTCTGTTCAACATCGTGCTTGCAGTATTTCACCGTTTCGGCAATTTCTTCCGGCGTAAGTTTTCGGTCAATATTGAAGGGAACGGAAGTTTCCTTTATGTCATTTCCCATGAACCCCTCAAAGGACTTCAAACCCACATCGGTATTCAGCATCACATCATAATTCCAAAGGGGGAACTGCCGGAATAAGCTGCTGAACTTCCAACCGGGATTTCCCTTTGTGATTATGTAGTCATTCACCTTTTTAGGGTCAAACCCGCAAAGGATAGCTTTCAAAATGTACTGATCGTAGTGGCGGCTGTTAAAACCAACCCAAATTTCTTTTATATTTGCCTTATATAAGGCTTCAAGTTCTTCCGGGGAATTGATTATCACATGGGTTTTCTTTGCGGTCATATCCATTACCACAACCAACCAGTCATACCTGAAAACCTCAAAATCATAAAACAGCAATCCATTCACCCCTTTCTGCTGTTTTCCCACCAACCCACCCGCCTGTTTAACTTGTCAGGTCACAAGTTGTATCACTTAATCTTCAAGAACATAAACTTCCTGAATCTCAAATGCGTTATAGCCCTTGTTCTCGTAGTAACGAACCTTGTATTCAAAGTTGTTATCAATGGCTTCCATAATGTCCATAATCATGTTCGCATACTGCGAATAGGTCTTGAACTGGACTTCAACAGGGGTTTCCATCTCCTGAACCAGCGCACGCATGAACTCGTTTGCAATATGAATCTGAAATCCCTGCGTTACAACCTGATTCATAAAAATCAAGCTGCCCTTGTACTCACCCTCAACAATCTTCATCCAGCAAGTGACCATCGGATCACCCTTCTTGCTCTTTGTCAGCTCCAGCTTGTTGATTGCCACCTCATAAGTATCATGCGGAACTTCACGGCGACCGCCGTTTTCTGCCGCTTCCTCAACATCCTTTGCCAAACCTTCCGTGTCAATGCTCTTATCGAATTCTTCCCAAATGTTAGCCATAATTTTTCACCTGTTTAACCTTTCTTGTAATTAGTTTTTCTTTGCGGTCAAGATACCCTTAACCAGTTCAAAAGCCTGTTCCTGCGTGAAGCCCACTTCCTGATATGCCTTATACAAAGCCATAGACACGGAAGCAGACTTCTTTGCTTCCTCTGCAACATTGAATTCCACCTTCTGAATGAAAGGGTTCTGAATGTTGGCATTGTTACCGGGGCGGGTCTTACCCTGCGCCTTCAAAATGGAAGCAACCATTCCTTCAAACACATCATCGGGAATACCAAACGGATTGTTCATACTGTGTACCTACCTTTCTTAATCTCTTGCTTTACGCTTACGGCGGGGCTTTTCTTCCTCTGCCGGGGCTTCCGGGGGATTCATAGCACCATCAACCGGGGCTGCTGTGTCCTGCTGCTCTGCTACCTGTTCAGGCTGCTTTTCCTCTGCCTTATCTGCGGCTTCCTGCGGGGTTTCCTGTTCAGGGGTATTGTTTACCGCCTGTTCCTCTGCGGGCTTGTCCTGCGGCTTATCTGCGGTTGTGGCGGGTGCTTCCTCTGCTTTCTTGCGGGTGCTGCGCCCGGTCTTTCCCGTGGAAGCGGCTGCTGTCACAACGCCGGAAGCAGCGTTCTTGTTGGCTTCATCGTAAACCGCAAACAGGGCGTTCACATCAAGCGGAATATCCTTTGCGTTCACCTTCAAACGCCCGCCACCGAAAATAACTTCATTGCTCTTGAAGCTGAATGTGCGGGTGTCACCGTCTGCCACGATACGGGCAACCACATCCACCATTCCGGCAACCTTGTTTGCAACCTTATCCTGCAAGTTGGGCTTGATTGCCGTGATCTTATCGCCGCCCTTTTTGGTAATGTCCTTGCTTGTGTCCTCATGGGAAATCAGGATAATGTTTTCATAGTCAAGGTTCATAAGGCGTTTCAGGGTGTTCAAAAATTCACCCCTGACCTTATCCCACGCACGGAAGGAATCATCGGATTCATGGGTAATACCCATCTGCTGATACATATACAAGCGGCAATGCTCATACAAATCTTCCAACAGGTCAACAACAATCGTCTTGAAGGTGTTGTCCTTCTTTTCCAGTTCGGAAATGGTGTCCTTGAACACATCCCACGCAAGGGTTCTTTTCGTCATGCGTCCCTCAACCTTGATTTCGTCCTTAATGCGGATATACGGGGCATCAACGAACTTGATATTGCCATCCGTGTTCAGCATCAGCGGATCAGGGAAGCTATTTGCAAAGGTGGTCTTTCCGCAAAACGGAACACCATAAATCCAAAGCACACGCTTTTCAACTGCTTCAATGTTTCTTCTCTTGTTCTCAGGTAACTTCATAAAATAGTTCCATCCTTTCTCACAATTTTCTTTATACTCGCAAAAACGGCACAAATAGCTTTTATTTTGCGGGAAATCCTTTTCTTCTTTGATAGCTTTTATTCCAAACAGGAATTCAATGACCTTTTCAGGGTTGAACCCAATTTGAACGGTTTTGGCCTCAACCCCGGCAAGTTCTTCTTTCAAACGCTGCCGGAAGTCAAGCAAAGTTTCGGTTTTCTTCTGCCGAATTGATACCTTTGGAATGAACAGGAAATACATATTTCGGATTTTCTTTCCGGGGTTGTTCCGTTCCCAAAAGTATTTGTAAAGGTGAAGCTGATTTGACTGCTTATAGCCTGATACATTGTTTGAATACTTGAAATCGTACAAATCAAAGTACCCATCACCCACGGGAACAAGGTAATCAATGAACCCGTGAAAATCGCTGTCCGCAATCTCAACTTCAAATGCACCACCGGGCGGGATTGCCGCCCTTGCAAGCGGGATCACCGTTTCAAACTTGATTATTTCGTTGATATGTTCATCGGTAATAATCGGGTAGCTGAAACTGTATTCTTTGATTGCTTCTTCAAGGTTTTTTTCAATGCCCGTGTGAACCGTCTGCCCCATAATCAGGGCGTTATCAGGTTCAGCCGGGGGAATGGTGGTTATCCCGTATATGTAACGCATTTCGTACTTGTGTTTGCATTTTTCAAAGCAATCAACGCTGGAATGTGAATACCGCAATTTATCACCCCTTTCAAAAGTTCTTTGAACTGTTCAAACCCTTCCGGGTAAAGGAAAACTGCAACGCCGCCTGATTTATTGATACGGCTGATATTCAACTTTTGCAGTTCGGAAGGTCTACCATTGGAAGCCTTGACTTCCACCGCCAGCATTACCCCGTTCACACAACAGATAATGTCAGGAATGCCGGACTTCTGAAAACCGCCGCCCCAAATTTTGGTGTACCACCCCACCATAGGGGCGTTCATTCTGTCCGTTGGATAGCCCGCCGGGTAGATACCGACAGAATGAAAGTATTTCTTGATTTGCCCTTCAAAAAGTTTTTCTTCTGCCATTGCATCACCTCAACAATAATTTGATAAGTGAATGAATTCCCCGCAAACGGTCATACCCAAGGATTTTCCCCGTTCCAGCCCAAAACTGAAACAGCTTATCATCTGACTTTCTTCTACAATGGAAATGCCCGCTTTGCTCATTTTTCAAGGTGAATTCAATGTTGTTCAATTCAAATTGCTTGATTGCGTAGTCAATCCGTTCAGAATTTTTTGCAACTCGTTCCTTATGCTTTTCCTTTGCATAAAGGTGATAGCCCCCGTCAAAGGATTCACCCGGATCAGCTTCCCTTTCTGCTCTCGTCATAACATCCGCCTTCTTTCTTCATATTTCTAACCCAATATTCCGTTCCACTTTGGGAACTCTTTACATGGCAAGCATGGTGTTTGCAAAATACTTTCCTGCATGGTTGGTGTTTTCTGCGTGACTGCGAACAAACCACTTCACCATGTTCAGAAGTTCCTTTTGTGTCAAAGTACCCGCCCATTTACTTCACCGTGATTTTGACAGAAGCGGAAACTTTGGAAGTTTTAGAATACTTTGCAGCCACATCCGGCAAATCCTTTTTCAGTTTCGTGCTGTCAATGGTTGTGCGGGTGGTAGGTGCAACATAGGTGAATTTGATTTCCGGGGTTTCAAAGGATTTCACCCCGTATTTTTCCATTGCTTCACGCAACTTTTCACGCATTGACTTTTCCTGATCCTCGATCTGCTTCTTCTGCAAAGTCAGGTCTGCAATAACCTTGATAACAGCCGCCGCTTCCTGCTTCATCGTGGCAAGGGCGGTTTCCTCTGTCACCGCATCCCCACAATCCGGGGATAAGTCGGAACAAACATCCTTACAGGTTTCCTTTTCCTCGCACTCCAAACAGCAGCAGTCTTTTCCGCAAGCGGAATTTTCCATTGCCTGTTTACACTTAATCATCTGAACTCCTTTCCAATTCAGCGTTCATTTCCTGCTGAATTTGCAATACTGATTTTGAATAGTTAGTTTCAAAAATTCCCTGTTCCCAAAGAATTCCTGCGCCTGTTTCTCCCATGTTGTACGCCATAAGCACCTTTTCAGGGGTTTCATATTTTTCAAACAGCTTTCGCAAGATGAACATTCCCGCCCGCACATTTTCGTAAGGGTCAAGAAAATCTGTCACACCAAGCGTTTCTGTTATGTACGGGTGGTTTACCTCGTTGATCTGCATCAAGCCGTAATCATTGGATTTGCTCACCGCATCGGCGTTGTATTGGCTTTCCTGCTGAATAACCGCCATAACGAAAGTGAAATCCATGTTGTAGCCAGCGGACAGGTAGAAAATAAATTCCTGCAAGCCTTTGTCCAGCGGAACATCAAGGGGGATAAAATTCAAATCACCTTCACCCCAATCCATAGACATTTCACCTTCAAAAACCCGTCCGTCAACGGTCTGCCCGTAAATGGTGGTTTCTGCTTTGTCGGGTTCACTGTGCTTTGAAGTGATTGAACCGATAATGAACCCGACAAAGGAAAAGAACACCGCCACAATCAGCCATGAAATAATAATTCTGTTAGCAATCGAACGCTTCTTGATACTTTTTGAATAGTTCATCCGTGTAATCCTTTCTCATTTCCAAGGTGTGAAGAATATCTTCTTCCACCGTACCGGGGCAAATCATTTGATAGTAAAAGCAAGGCTTTGTCTGCCCGATCCTGTGAATTCGCTTTTTAGACTGTTCAAACAATTCGCTTCTGTCCGTCATTGAAAAGTAAATAATTTTGTTCGCTTTCTGCAAATTCAAGCCCATTGCACCCGCCTGATATTGCAGAAATGTGATTGAATCGTTCGCTTCTTCATAGGCGGTCAAGTCCTTAAAGCTGCCATTTACGATTGAAACGGGGCGTTCCAGTTCTTCAATAGCTGATTGCATGGTGTTCAATTCTTCATTGAAGTTGTAGAACACAATCAATCTATCTTCCGTGGACTGAACCAAATCTTTGAAGGCTGCAACCCGTTCTTTGTTCAAGTAGCTGCACATCATCCGGGCGTAAATTCGTTTTGAAAGAATGGTGTCACCAATGAACTCCCGCCCGTCAATGGTGATAACGGCATCCCGCATGAATTTGCGGTATTCCTTTGTTGGTTTGGAATGAACGGGAATCACAATCTGTTCAGGCAAATCAAAAACTTCTTCCGACTTCATAAAAATTGCACCGTGTTCAGCAAGTTTCATTTTCAGTCGGTCAACATTCTTGTAACCTACAATGTGGGGGATTTTGAACCCGCTGTTGTGATCCTCAATCCATTCCATTTCAACATACTGTTTATAGAACAGGTCTTTGCTGATATTCCAGCCAAGCAAACGAAGCTGCGACCATAGCTTTTCATATTTCCCGGCTGTTGGTGTGCCGGAAAGAAGAATTACATTTTCCGGCTTCATTTTCAGGATGAACTTTGACCGTTTCGCCGTTTCATTCTGAATGTTGGAACTCTCGTCAAGCATCAAGGTAAATCCGCTCATATAAGCGAAATATGAACGCCTGAAAACCAAATCATAGTTGATAACGCCAACGCATTTCCCGATTGTTCCCGTGAATTCTTCAAGCTGCTTTTTGTTCGTCAGGTCAAACACGGTGAAGGGATAATGTTCACGAAAATGGTTCACCCAATCATCAATTTTCGACTTCTGACAAACCAGCACGATTTTTTCAGGGAAGGAATTTGCTTTTTCGCTGCCAACGAAAGTTTTTCCTAAACCCATATCAAGGTAGTAAGCAACCCTGTTGAAATGGGCGGTTTTCTCTAAGGCGGTCTGTTGGTGGGGATATAGCTGCATAAGCGCACCCCCTTAATCTGCATCAACATCAATCCCGGTGATCTCCTTGAAGATTGCCTTGTCAAAGTTCGGAATTGCCATGATTACATTTTTCTGACGCTGATTCAGCGAACGCCACCAAATAACGGCGCATTCGGAATTATCCAGTTCTTTCAGATAACCACCCGTTGTTTCCGCTTCCGGGTGTTCTGCCTTTTCTTCATCGGTCATATCCGACAGGTAAACCCATTCAAGAATATCCCCCTGAATCTGATTCATCAGGTAACGGGCTTCACTGTTCAGCCAATCACGATATGTCCAGCTTGACGGCTTATTGAATAGGTGAATTGTAGGTTCAACAGTATTAAAACAACCGTTGGAAAAGTTGGTATTGTTCCAATCGCCGCTGTTCCGATTGCCGCTGTTCCAATCGCCGCTGTTCCGATTGCCGCTGTTCCAATCGCCGCTGTTCCGATTGCCGCTGTTGCAAAGTCCGGCGCAACCTTTCCCGGTATTCACCATTTCAAGCAGTTCAGCCCACGGAATTTCACGGATGATTTCCAGCTTATTAGTGGCGCACTTATCGCCTTCTTCCACAACCTCACCATAAGCGGCAACTTCCGCAACATGGTTATCAGGGTTGAAACTGTAATAATTGAAGCAGTCAGCCGCTACCTTGCAGAAATGCATTCCCTGTCCGCACCGAATCGGGGTAACATCTTCTTCAAATTTGCCGGGGCAAGTGTACTGTTTCGTGTTCCCGTTAGGGCTGCAAGTCCAATCAGGATTGAACACCTTGAATCCTTTGATAATTTCGCTCATACTCTTAAACCGCCTTTCCTAAGTCATTCACGGGAATTTCAATCCCGGTATATTCAGTGAATTTCACGGAAGAAATGAAGTAACTCCAATTCTTCATTTTTACCGCATAGCCCCACGGGAAAACCCCATCACGCAACCCCTGCATTACAAATTCCTTTGATTTACCCATCAGGCGGGCAATAAGGGGAACGGGAACATTGATTGCCGAACCGTGCTGAACCGTTGCAGCGGGTTCAAACTGTTCAAAGTAATCATCCTGAACGCCCAAGGTACGGGCAATTTCCTTCTTGCGGTCTTTGGAAGGTTCGTTCTTCCCGGAAAGATACTGACTGATAGAAGATTTACCAATCCCGGTCAGGTCTGAAAGTTTGGACTGCGACAAGCCCAATTCAGACATAAGATTTTTCAATTTCTCTGAAAATGTCATTTCACTTCATCCTTTCTTTGCTGTATTACCCGGAAATCATCGGGCTTTTGTTGTACTGCTCCTGAACCCTGATACGGTACTTGCCGTTTACAGCTTCCCGGTTCACAATGCGGAATGCGGTTTTCTTATTCCGCAAGGCTTCAAGGTATTCAGCCGCTTCTTCCTGTGTGTCGAACTCAAGAATTCGATCAATACAGGCTTCAATAATTTTCTTCATCCTGTTCACCGCCTTTCTATGTCAGGTTCAATTATTTTGAACTTTCAAAGTAAAAAAATATGCCTGAATGTCCGATTCAGTAAGTCCAAGAATCGGAAGTGCTTTCTGAATTTCGGGCTGCTTAAATGCAACCTTGTTGTTCAGCTTCAACGAAATGGTTCTTTCAGAAAGCCCCATTCTTTCAGCAAATACCGCCTGTGTACCGCACTTTTCAACGATTTTACCATTCAGCTTTGCATAATCGTATGCCATTAGTTTTCACCTTCTTTCTTTAACACTCCAAATGATTCATAATGTCACGGATCATTGCCGTTCCCGAATCGCAAGCAACATTGATTGTTCTGCTTCCACCCTCAAATACCGCTGTTACAATTTCAGCATCGGGGTTGAAATCAAGGCTTTTCAAATCGGAAGCCCCACGGGTAAGCTGTAACACCTTACAAAGCAGCTTACAAATTTTATCCTTATCTTCATCATCAGAAGCGGCAGCCAGTTCAAAATCATCCAGCAGAACCGGGGAAATCGGCTTTTCATATTCGATAAATCCCCACGCTTCACGCCCGATTTTTCCAACATAGGAACGGTCATTGAAATTTTCAATGTTCAACACCGTGTTTCCCTGCGGTTTTGGGAACGAACCCGGCATCACCGGGCGTTCCGTACTGTAATATTTATAACTCATATTGTCCTTCCTTTCTTCTCAAACTGGAAAAAGTTGTTTAGCTTTCTTCCTCAAATTCGACTTCACAATCACCGCAAACAACATGAACTTCTTTCGTTGCTCTGATAATCGTTCCGCACATCGGGCAAACATATTTGCGGGTGGACTGCTTTGTTTTGGCTGCACCGGGGATTTTCGGAAAACTCTTGCGGTGTAACTCAAACTTCTTATCCTGAAAACTTGAAACAAAGGCTTTCGCTTCATCGTTCAGGGTGGTTACTGTCCAGCCGTATTTTGCATCCTTATCAACGGTTAAACCGTGCTGTTCGGCGGCTTCTTTGTATTTCTTATTGTGATAAGTACCGCCCCGGCTTGTGTCCTGAACCCCAATCTGTAAATTGTAAAGGTGAACCATTTCATGAAGTAGCGTTTCCGCAACCTGTTCAAAAGGTCTTGCAAGGTGTTCAGCGCAAATATTGATTTCGTAGAACCCTTCATCCTTTTTCAGATTTTCCAAATCTTCCTTGCTCATTGCCGCAAGGTCAACCGTCTTTTTCTGTTCCGGCTGCTTATTGCTCCACGCTTTCCAAGCGGTACACCAACCATAAGCACCCTTTGTTGTGTCGGGGCTTACCGTAATAATCGGGGTTTGAAGTTCACCGTTATAAAACTTTTCATTGAACTTTGAAAATAAATTTTCAAGTTTTTCAATTACGGGTTTCAAACTCGTTTCGCTCATACTTTCGCCGCCTTTCTGATGAAAGCCATATACAAGGGCTTCAATTCTTTCTTTGTCATATATCGCATTGCTGTTTGGTAAGCTTTAATAAATCTTTCCTCATTGGAAGCGGCAGTTGCCGCTTCCATTTCGGTTTTCAGTTCCTTTGCCCGTTTCTTGCAATAGACTTTTTCCTGTTCCCAATTCATATTGCTTACCACTCTTTTACAATCTGTACCGTTCTGTATTCAAGGTTGCGTTTCCAATCATCGAACCCGAATGAATGAACACCACATTCATATTCAAGCTTTACGCCCATCACATCCGCAAGCCCCTTCATGTATTCTTCAATGCGGTTCATGTTTCCCCTGTTCCATTGAAGCGTTCCTTCATCGCACTTTCCTTCTTTCTTCTGTGCGTAATTCAAAGCAACCAGTTCAGAATAGTTGTTAAAATCTTCAACCAGCTTTTCAAGCATCGCTTTCATCGTTACATTCATAATCACTTCATCCTTCCTACCGTTGCAGCGGTTTTGTTCAATTACTTTGAACTTGTATTCATTATAGCAAGGGCGTTTCTCTTTGTCAATAGGTTTTTTCAAAAATATTGAACTTTTTTTCATGTTCCTCTTGAACTTTTCTTCAAGGGCGTATATAATAAGGTTACAGTCCTCAAAGGAAAGGGGTGAATAATAAAATGAAGGAACTGACTACCGCTGACAGATTAAAACAAATCATGTCGGAGCGTGGTTTGAAACAGGTTGACATATTAGAAGCCTGCAAGCCTTACTGTGAAAGATATGGGGTTCAGTTAAAGAAAAACGATTTAAGCCAATATGTTTCAGGTAAGGTAGAACCAAAACAGGACAAACTTTCTATTTTAGGAATGGCTCTCAATGTAAATGAAGTTTGGCTTATGGGCTACAATGTTCCAGCGGGAAGAAAAGAACTGGAAAAATTAGAACAGCAGCTTCAAAGTGAAGTTGCTGCCTGTGAACTATTTGAAAAGTGCTATGGAAAAGAAGCCTTTGAAGCTGTAAAACTGTTTGTCCAACTTGATACTTTGGATCAGGGAAAAGTGATTGGAAAAATGGAACTCATGCTTGAAGATAAAAAGTATTCTGCAAAAGAAGGATCATCAAGCGAACAGGCAATGTAATTTTTGTTGACTTCCAATCTTCAAGGTAAATTCAAAATACATTCAACTTTTCATTCAACTTGATTTTCATTGCAATCACTGTGTTCTTCAACTTATTCAAGTTGTTTCTTCTGTTCTTATATAAGAAGGTTTTTACTCATCGTAAATTTATAGTGTTGCTGAAAATATGAAAGTATATAAAACATCATGTTGAAGTTGAATACCTTGAAGAATTGAAAAGTTTATTTCAAGAAAGGGTGATTTTATGGGTGCAAAAAATCGTGTTATAAATGGTAACTATGCGGGAAGTTTAGTTGTTGGCGGTGGTTCTTCCAACGCTGGGATT